CCACACCGCTGGTGCATTCAGTGCTCGAGGAACTTGAGCACGCCTACGACACCGCCCGAGACGCAGACCGAAAGGCTGCTGCTCGAGCACACGCTGAGACCTACGACAACAAGATCGTCTTCGACAAATACTGGCTGCCAGTGCTCGCCGAGATCGACGAACTGATGGCGAAGTGATCGCCTGGGACCGACTCGGCAAACGGCACGAAGCATTCGCCACCATCGCCGAGCTGCTACCTCAGGACTGCCGCATCGTTGAGACCGGCACCCTCAGAGACCTAGGCAACTGGGAAGGCGACGGCCAGTCCACCATCGTCTGGGACACACTCGCCACCGACCTCGGCGGCACCGTCACAACGATCGACATCAATCCACTCGGCGCCGAACTTGTCGCCGAACTCGGACTGCAAGCAACGACCGCAATCGTCGGCGACTCACTCGACGTGATCCCAACACTCACCGGCCACGCAGACCTGCTCTACCTCGACTCTTTCGACGTCGACTTTGAGAACCCGCAGCCAGCCGCAGCTCATCACCTCAGCGAACTCATGGCAGCTCTCAACCTGCTGGCCCCTGGCTCAATCGTCGCAGTCGACGACAACGAAGACGGCCAGGGCAAAGGCTCAGAGGTTGCGTGGTTCCTTGCCGAGCATGGCGCTAACGAAATCGTCCGCGGCTATGTCCGCGTCTGGAGAATCTAATGGCCATCACCAACGGCTACTGCACGCTTGCTGAGCTCAAGAGCGTGATGCGCATCAATGACACCGTCGACGACACCATGCTCGAGGCACGCATCACCGAAGCCTCGCGAGTCATCGACCAACACTGCGACCGTCGCTTCTATGCCGACGCCAACGCAACCGCTCGGCTCTATGTTCCACCGATCGCCGATCTCGTTATGGTTGACGACATCTCAACTACCACCGGCTTGGTCATCAAGACAGACTCGGCTGGAGACGGCACCTACGCCACAACACTCACAGCTGCGCAGTATCAGCTCGAGCCAGTCAACGGTCTCGCCAAAGGCTCACCGATCACGATGATCCGCCCGGTGAACCTCTCGTTCCTGACCACTGCCGCACCGGCCTACCTGCAGGTCACTGCCAAGTGGGGATGGCCATCAGTACCTTCGCCAGTTACCTCGGCGTGCATCCTCCTGGCTGGTCGACTCGTCAAGCGTGGCGACTCGCTTCTCGGCGTCGCCGGCTTCGGCGATCTCGGAGCCATTACCGTGCGCGCCATCGATCCCGATGTCGAGCGCATGCTGCGCCCGTATCGCAATCCGGTCGTCGCCTAATGGCTGGCACCGCCTCATCACTTCAGACTGCACTCGGCGTTCGCCTCGCAACCATCTCAGGGCTGCGAGTCGCCGATCATCTGCCCGAACAAGTGAACCCGCCGATGGCAGTCATCCAGATGCAGTCGGTGACCTATCACCGCGCGATGGCTGGCGGCCTTTCCGAATGGGAGTTCACCATCAGCCTCGTCGCCGGTCGCATGGGTGATCGAGTAGCTCAGCGCTACCTCGACGGCTGGATGAGTTACGCCGGCACGCAATCAGTGCGCGCTGCAATCGAAGCCGACAAGACACTTGCCGGCAACTGCTCAACGCTCAAGGTCGGCGACATGATCGCCGTCCGACCTCTTTCGCTTGGTGATGCCTCGTATCTCACCTGCGAGTTCAACGTCACCGTCCACGCATAGGAGTCCCCGTGAACACCTACAAGATCGTCGGCCCACTCAACGTGGTGGGCCACGAACCCGGCGAGATCGTCAGCGATGACGACCTCGAGGGTTGCGACATCGAGCACCTCATCGGTGCTGGTCATCTCGCAAGCACCAAGTCCAAGACCACCAAGGTCGAATCAGCAACATCTACCCAGGAGGACTAAGCCGTCATGGCCATCGTCATCACTAATGCCAACGTCTCCATCGGCGGCGTGGACCTCTCAAGCCACATCACCAAGGTGACACTCTCAACAACGCGCGCCGAAATTGAAACCACGACATTCGGCAACACCGCCGTGCGTCGCGTTGCCGGTCTCGCTGACTCGTCAGTAGCGATCGACTTCAACCAAGACTTCGCAGCTGCGTCAGTCGAAACCACGCTTTACCCGCTGATCGGCTCCACCGCCGCTGTCATCGTTAAGCCCAACGGCACCGCCACCGGCACAGCGAACCCGTCGTACACCTTCTCGGCGCTCGTCACCGAATGGATGCCACTCGATGCGCAGGTCGGCGAACTCGCCGCTGCCTCAATCACTTGGCCAATCGACGGCACCATCGCCAAGGCGACGGCCTAGTCATGGCTGCTCTCATGCGTCTACGGGTTGTCCCTGCACAGGGCGAGCCGTATGAGATCCCCGTTACCCCCAAGGTCATCGTCGCTGCCGAGCGTCAGTTCGCTAAGCCGATGACCCAACTGTTCGGCCAGGACGCCTCCTACGAAGCGCTCTGCTGGGCAGCCTGGAAGGGCTCGCACGTTTCCGGTCTTGTCGTGAAACCATTCGACGAATGGCTCGACGACATTGACTCGATCGAAGCCGGCGACGAGCCGCGCGTCCCTTTAGAGAAAGCATGACGATGCTGGTGGCGCAGGTCTCTGTTGCCACCAGCATCGCACCCAACGATCTGCTCGACACTCCGCCGGACGTGTTCTGGGCGATCGTTGCGGTACTGAAAGAACAAGCCCGAAAGAGGTAGTCATGGCCAAGAAGGTCAAGGGCATGGCCACCGAAATCGAGAGCGGTGGACTTGAAACCACCGTTGTCTTGAATGGCTACAACGAGTTCAAGAAACAACTGAAACTCGCAGACGCTGATCTTCGCAAAGCGATGGACAAAGAGATCAAGAGCTTCATCACTCCTGTCTCGTCCTTGGCTAAGTCCTACGTTCCCTCCGTTGCGATGCGCAACTGGAAGAGCGGCGGCAACGGCGTGTGGAGTAGTCGACTTGGCTGGGATCAGTCCCAGGTGCTCAAAGGCATCGTCGTCCGCCAAGGTGGAAGTCGAAGCAAAGGCTCAGCAACCTCGGCTGCCTGGCGCATCCAGAACAAGTCAGCCGCCGGCGCTGTCTATGAACTCGCCGGCAAGAAATCCTCGGGCAGTGGCACTGCTGGCATGAGCTTCATCAACGCCATCACGCTGCGTGGCGGCAGACCATCTCGCCTGATCTGGCGTGCATGGGATGCCAAAGGCGGCGAGCAAGCGATCACTCGGTCAGTGCTCGAGACGATCAACAAGTTTGAGAACGAGCTGCAACGCAAGCTCGACTAACGCAGGACTGAGGACGCCATGGCTGTCAATCTGAATGTCATCTCTCAGTTCGATGCGAAGGGCCTCAACCGGGCACAGTCAGAACTAGACAAGCTGGCGAAGTCGACCACAAGCATCTCGACGAAACTTTCAGGCGCAGCAAAGGTCGCTGGCGCTGGCATCATGATCGGTGCTGGCGCAGTCGCTGCCGGACTGTTCGAGATCGGGTCGTCATTCGACGAAGCCTTCGACAACATTCGCATCGGCACCGGCGCAACCGGCCCCGCACTCGAGGCACTGCAAGCCGACATGAAAGCGGTCGCCGGCACAGTGCCTGCATCGTTCGGCGATGCTGGCAAAGCCATCACCGTCTTCTCACAGAAGCTCGGCCTCACCGGCGCACCACTGCAGACACTCTCTAGCCAGGTGCTCGAGCTGTCACGCATGACCGGCACCGATCTCGGCGGCAACCTCACAGCAGTCACCGACGTGTTCAACAACTTCGGCGTCGGTGCTGCTGACCAATCGGGCAAACTCGATCTCCTCTTCCGTGCCTCACAAGCCTCTGGCGTGTCGGTCGCGGAACTTGCCGGCACCATGAGTGGAGCCGGCGTTGTTCTGCGTGAAGTTGGTCTCTCTTTCGATCAGTCCGCAGGCTTCCTCGCCACACTCGCCAAGGCTGGCGTGGACGCTGGCGATGTAATGCCGGCGCTGTCGAAGTCTCTGGCGACCGCAGCGAAGCAAGGCAAAGACGCCTCGAGCGTCTTCAGCGAAACCTTCAACGCAATCAAGGGCGCACCTAGCGACGTTGCTGGCGCAGGCATTGCGCTCGACGTGTTCGGCGCAAAGGCCGGCCCGAAACTCGCAGCCCTCATTCGTGAAGGCAAGCTCTCCTATGAAGACATGACCGCAGCCATTGCAGGCGGCGGCGAAACCATCCTCGGCGCAAGTGCAGACACTCAAGACTTCGCTGAGAAACTGACCATGCTCAAGAACCGTGTGTTCTTAGCCATCGAACCAATCGCCACCAAGGTCTTCAACAAGATCGGCGAGGTCATGGATCAGCTCGGCCCCAAGGTCGAGCAGCTCACAAAATGGATGACCGAGAACGGCGACACCATGAAGATCGTCGCCGGCGTGCTCGGCGGCGTACTGCTTGTAGTGCTTGCTGCCTACACCGTCTCAATGATTGCAGCAGCTGCTGCGACTGTTGCTGCAGCTGCGCCGTTCATTGCGATCGGCGTCGCTATTGCGGCAATGGTTGCTGCGGTGATCTATCTCTGGAACAACTGGGACCAGGTCTGGCAGTGGGTTATGGATCACAAAGCCTACGCAGCGATCATCGCAATTCTCGGCAGCGTCATCATCGTGCCGATCGTGCTGCTCGTTGGCATTATCAAGTGGCTGCAGGCCAACTGGGAAAACGTCTGGTCAAAGATTCAAGCCGTCACTAGCTTTGTTTGGGGCATCATTAAGCCGATCTGGGATGCGATCTCTTTTTACATCACCAACATCTTGATCCCTTACGTCACCTTCCTGTGGGGTGTCTTTCAGAATGTGTGGACGTGGATCAGCGAGAAGATCAGCGAAGTCTGGAACAACATCATCAAGCCGATCTGGGATGCGATCTACGGCTACATCGTCAACTACCTCATCCCCTGGTATCAGAAACTGTGGGAAATAGTTCGAGTGGTCTGGGACAACGTCTCTTCAAAGATCAGCACCGCTTGGGGCGTCATCTCGACAGTGTTTGAAAGCATCAAGAACGGCATCGCCACTGTCTGGGGATTCTTCCAGACCGCGAAGGACATCATTGGCAACGTCTTCTCAGGAATCAGCAACGCAATCACTGCACCCTTTGAGGCTGCCTTCAATGGCATCAAGAACATGTGGAACAACACCCTCGGCGGCTTCACTGTCACCGTTCCTGATTGGGTGAAATACACAGGCGTCGGCGCACTTATCGCTGGCAAGGAGTTCAAGATTCCAGAGTTCGCCACTGGCGGCGTCTTCAACACTGGAGCCGGTGGCGGCTCTGGTCTCGCTGTGCTGCATGACAACGAGATGATCCTGAACCCGCAGCAGCAGAAGGCACTGTTCAGTGGCAACGGTCTCGGCGGCGGTCCTGCAATCAACGTCACGATCAACACCGTCGCAGGAGATCCCGACGCCATCGAGCGCGTCGTGATCGACGCCATCGCGCGCGCTAGTCGTCGAGGCGCAACGGTACTTGTGCCATGAGCCTCGCCAACATGCCAACGCTCGAGGTGCTCTTCGCTCCTTCGGTCGTCGGGGCGAACACTGGCACCCGCCTCGTGCTCGATGTCACGAACCCTGGTCTAAATACTGGCACGCTCGGCGACGGTGCGTTCTTCTACGACATCTCCACCAGCGTCAGAACGATCAACACCAACCGGGGCCGGCGTCGAGCTCTTGAACGCTTCGGCACCGGCACGGCCACGATCACGCTGGACAATCGCGACCGATCATTCGACCCAACCAACACAGCGAGCCCGTACTACAACGCCACCGTCGGCGTCACTGGCGTGGTGCCATCGATCCCTGTCGTGATTCGTGCGACGTGGAACGGCGTCACCTATCCCATCTTTCGTGGCTTCATTGACTCGTGGACATTCAACTATTCAGACGCCGGCATCGGCGATGCCACCGCCACGATCTCTTGCTCTGATGCGTTCAAGCCACTCTCAAACATCATCGGCGGTCTGCCGTCCTCAGCCAGTATCTCGTCGAGTGGCACTGCCAGTTTCGACATTGCAATCTCGACACCTTCAGATGGTGGCGGCTTGGGCGTCTCTTCGATTGACGTCACGGGATCGGGAAGCACTGGCGACATCAACGTTTCGGGCGGCGTATCAACCACACCGATCATCGGAACCGGCACCGATCTGCCAGGTCTGCGCATCGAAACCATTCTTGACGCGATCGCTTGGCCCGACAATCTGCGCGACATCGACGAGGGCACCACATACCTCGCACCGCAGGACGCCACAAAGACGCCGCTGGACATGCTGCAAGAAGCAGCAGCTGCAGACTCTGGCGTCATCTACATCGACGACGATGGCACTGTCATCTTCGCCGACCGTGACGCCATCATCTCCGACGAGCGCTCAATCACAGTGCAGTCGACGTATGACACTACCGATGCTGCTGGTAAGAAGTTCGTCGATACCTCAATCGTGTATGACGACTCGCTGATCTACAACATCGTCAAGATCGACCGCAAGGTAACTACCGCTGCTGGCGGCGAAGAGCTCACAGGTACCACCGTCATCGTCTCTAACGCTGAATCAATCTCTCTCTATGGCGCACGCACCCTGGCGATTGAAGTGCCAATTGTTTCTAATCTCGGAGCAGATACCAGCTACGGCCAGAACAAGGCAAAGGATCTTGCTCTGTTCTTGGCTTCGCAATACGCCAACCCCGAGCTGCGGCCCGAGCAGATTCGCTTTGCACCGCAAGGCAACCCTGCCGTGCTGTATCCCGATCTGCTTTCAAAGAAGATTCGTGATCGAGTGGCGGTGAAGTTTGCAGTGCCTGGCGGCGGTTCAGCTGTTGAGCGCGACTGCTTCGTCGAATCGGTCAATCACACAATCACACCTGGCAACTGGAGCACCACGTTCGGCCTTTCGAGCGCCACGTTCTACACCGGCTTTTTTATTCTCGATAACACCAACTTAGGCGTCTTGGATCAGAACAAACTCGCCTACTAGCAGGAGGACACCGTCATGGGTTCCGGCTTCAAATCATTCACCGCAGGCGCGGTGCTCACCGCATCAGACATGAACAACTACTTGATGGAGCAGTCAGTCATCTACTTTGCCACGACCGCAGCGCGAGACACAGCGATCACTGCGCCGGAAGACGGCATGGTTGC